TGTGGCTGGCCTTATCCCGGCCCGTGCCAAGGTTGGCCGTGATGTTGACCAAGCTGTCGGATACGCCAATCAGGTTGCCGTCGGCCTTGAGGCGAACGCGGGGTTTTGTCATGTCGCCTCCTAAAAGATGTTGTCTAGGTTGTAGGTGGAGCCAGACAGCAATTCGTTAAACGCCCGCGTTGCCGCGTCCACTTGGTCTTTGAATTTCCCGCTTGGGAATGTCGTTAATTCGTCCAGAAACTCGCGATTCCAGTCGCCTTGCACGATCAGCACGTTTCCGGCTTCGGCTTGCGCCGCCAATGGATCGGCCCGCGTCACCTTATCACCGCTTTCCGGCGATGCCCGATAGTCGAAACCCGCAAGCTGCCGGATCAAGTATTGCGATTGCGCCTTGCCCGCCTGGCCGGGGTCTTGCGGGATTGAACCTTTTACGCCAGCCCCGTCTTGGCTGGCGGTGTTGACGATCAGCCGCTCCACATCTGCGGCGCTGCCCTGTATGCGGGTTGCATCCGCGATGTAAAAACGCCCGTCTTGCGCCTTGCCGATCAGGACGCCTGCCGTGAAAGCAGCCGTTTCCTTTGCCGTTGCCGCCAAGTCCCATCCCCTGACCCATCGGCAATTAGCGGGTGCCGCGTTTATGGTCTGGAACCATTCGCGCTTGAACATACCGCCGCCGCGCGGGGCTGGCCTTTGCTGTAGCTGCCCGGCGCTGGCATAGCTGCCCATCGTCTTTTCCAGATCGGCCACCTGTGCTTCTGGAAACCTTTCCGGGAATAACAAATCACCGTCGATCTTGCGCGGGTCGGTGAACCGAGTCGATTTGGCCCCGCCAGCCTCATATCGCATCGGCAGGCAAAGATGCGTGTAACCCAATCCACGGCTCAGGATGATGCCAGATGTATCGCGTTCATGCAGCCGCTGCATGATCACCACGATAGCTGACTTGTTGTTATTGACGCGGGTGGGTAGCGCCTCTGTGAACGTGATTTCAGCCGCATAAAGCGCGGCTTCTGAATTAGCATCATCGGCAGACAGAGGATCGTCAAGGATCACCCGATCCCCGCGCGCGCCAGTCATGCTGGTAAAGGCCATGGCCTCGCGAAAGCCTGTCTTGCTGTTCTCAAACTTTGTCTTGGCGTTCTGGTCGCTTGTCAGCGTGACGGGCCAACGGTCTTGGAACCAAGGCGATTGAATGAGGCGGCGGCACTTCATGGCATCGCGCACGGCCAAATCTTGCTTGTGAGCCGTTCCGATGAAACGCTTTTGCGGCATCCCCATCGGACCCCATTCCCAAGCGGGCCAGATCACGCCGGTCAATAGGCTTTTCATTGTGCCGGGCGGCACGTTCATCAATAGCCGGGTTATCTCGCCCCGCGATACGGCTTCAAGATGTTCGCATATCGCGTCAAGCGCCCATCCCCATTTCAGATGCGTTGACGGCTCCAAGGTTCGCCACGCCATTTTTGCAAACTCCGCAAGGCTGCGGCGGGAAAGTTCCCGATCAATCGCAAGGCGGTCAGATTTCGTCAGCATCAGGGGCTTGGTCATTCATTGCCCCCTGCAATTCGATCAGCGCGGCGGTGGAAAGGCGGGATACGTCAAAAGACGGCTTGGGCGTCATAGTTCCATCACTTGAAGTGTGATCTGACTTTTCAGCAAGACCCAATTCGCGCGCGATGATATTGGCGTTCAACAGGTCAGCGGACGCGCCTTCAAACTTCTGGGCAAAGATAATTGCCTCTACCCGCGTGATGACTTCACTTAAATCCGCCCGGTTTGAACGCCATTCGATCCATTGCTTTTGCGTCACATCAATGAAAATGCACATTGCGCCGATGGTCATTGCGCGCATTTTTGGCAGATTTTCGACGGTCACTGCGCCTTGGAATGCGAACGCCTTGGCCTCATACAATGGATTACTTGTGTTCCATTCGAAGTATTCGCAACAAGCTGACCAAAGATCATCGCCGTTTGCAAATTTTGGCTTTGCACCATGAGAGGATCGCGCTTCCCAAAAGCGGTTTCCGGGCAGGAACAGTCCTGCGCCATCCTTGCCGTTCACGGCCTCCCGCCCGGCCCCGTGGCCTCACGGTTGGTCATGTTGTCACCTGTCATTCTTCGGGCTTTGGTTGGCGTTGGCCGGTCGCGCGGGATGCGCTGCGCACCTGATCCTGGGGGTCTTTAGCGGCAACCCTTGGGATGGACGTTGGGGGCATTGTATAGCAGTTTACGGATTATGCAAGCCTCTCCATTCCGCGCAGATCGGCGGCCACGCGCTTGCCCATCAGATCGAACATTGCAACCGCGCCCTCGATGCTTTCAACCGTGACCACATGACCCTCAAACGGCCCTGATACAAACCGCGCGGCCTGCCCCTCGATTGGGCGCATGGCGGATCGCATATCATCTGCCATCTGTCGTTTCGCGCGTTCCAGCTTTTCGGCCTCGACCGTCATGCCCTGGAGGTGCCGGATAAGCTGATACGGAAACGCGACCGGCACCTCACCGATCTTGAACACATCGCGGCACCACCGCTGATCCTTGATCACATGCCATAGCGGTGAGCGCAGGCATTGAGCGAACAGATACCCCGGCAATAGTGGCACCTCGCGCGGCAGGGGCTTCTTGGCGCGTGTTAGGCGTTCCTGCGACGGGTAGAACGCGTGCATATTTGCGGCGCGAAAGAATGCGCGGCCTTCTTCGTGGGCTTTCGGTGTCGGCTTCGGGATGATGCAATGCCAGACGGGTGCGCAATCAGCACCGAACGCTGGCTGCGGCTGTGTCGCGGTGATAATCTGGCCGATGGTGTAAGTCATGTTGCCTCATGTGTTTAGCATCATACGCCTCAATCGCTGCCCGCCCCTTTTCCGTCAGGTTCACGGCCCCGGTTGACGTTATCAACCCTGCCGTAGCTAGGCGCTGCCCCACGTCCCATCGGATGCCATAAAATCGCATTAGTCTGTGTCCGGGGTGCGCGATTATGGCGCGAAGTGCTTTTGCCTGTGGTTCCGTGATCATCATGTTTGCCTCATTCTGTTGGTGCCGGGTCGCTGCGAATGCGGGCTGCGGTGGTGTCGCGGTTATAATCTGGCCGATGGTGTAAGTCATACGGCGTCGCCAAACTCTCGAATACCGATGCGCAAAAGATTAACCCTCATTCGCCGGAATGCTGACGCAGCAATTTGCCTAGCCCTCTCACGGGAAACCCCAAGTTCCGATCCTATATCATCAAGTGTCCGGCCTTCACTCGCCATTACGGCTGCGGTTATGTATCTTGGCTTCATACCTTTGACTGACCTTCCCAGAACATCTTTCAGATATGGGCTTTCGCCTGAAATTATTGATTGAACATCTTCCATGTCCAAAGACAATTCGGCGGTTGCCCGTTTCAAGATGACGCCCTGCATATGCTGCGGCCATAGATCAGAAGGATTTTTTCCTAGAGCTGATGCGAAGTCATATGCGTTTTGCGTCCACCCTGAATATCCGATGGGGGAGTGGCGCATGGTTGCATATCCATTGATCCTAGTCAGACCAAGCCCTGTCTTTCGCGACATTTCCGATTGAGACCCGAATTTATCTTCAATCGCATCCATGACGCGAGAGGACCGGACTGTTATTTTTACGTTGAAATCACTCATCCCTATCCCTCGTTTTGTTTGTTGCAGTTGCCGGGTCGATGCGAACCTTACGGCTAAGAAGGTTGCGGCTCCCCTCGCATTCCCGGTGCCACTGATTGCGCTCCATTTGGATGTTTCCGCGCGCTGCTCCGTGTGGCTGACAGCCAGCTTGGCCCGCTGGTCAGGGTTTCATCATCCGATTTTCCCCTGCCTGATTAGCTTTGAAATATACTGCGGCGATCTGCCAATCGCCTCTGCAAGGGCTTTCTTGGATCGGTATGTCACCCCCTCATGCACAATCGGTTGGCTGGAATCATAACGCGGGCGGCGCGGGGATTTTTGTTTCAGCGCAGGCGGTGCAGGCGGATTGATATGCCGCGCCTGATACGTTGGCGTCAAACCTGCCTCAATATCCTGACGCGCTTTGATGATCCGATTGCGCATCATGTCATAAGATATGCCGTTCGCCTTTGCAGCGGCGGTGGTGCTATCATATGTGACGCCATCATATTCGACCGGGCCTAGATCTGTTCCGCTCCTATGATCTGTGGGTG